CCGTTCCACCGACGCCGGCGGTTCCGGCAAGGTCGCCACTGTTTCGCTCAACTGGGTGGAGCAGCACTGGGGTCTTCGCTACCTGGGGTGGTCCGAGACCATGACCGGTCTGGCGATCCCGCTTCCGCCCAAGCCGAAGCCGACCCGGATCGAGAAGTTCCTGGACAGCGATGGCGCCTACGACCTCAAGCTGCTCGACGAGGCCGTGGCGCAGGGTCGCACCGGAACGGTTCGTCTCGTCCGCAACGAGATCGTGCGTCAGGTTCGTCGCCTTCCCGGTGACGAGCACGACACGCGCGTTGACCGCTTCGTTGACGCCTTCCACGAGGACCGAGTCCTCCGCCTGAAGCTGCTCTTCGACGCCGTTCACGCCGGCCGCACCGGTCTGGTCAAGTCCGTCTTCGACAACATCCACGAGCAGATCAACCATCTGCCCAAGAAGTAACCCATCAGGACCAACGTCAACCAGAAAGGAGGAGAGTCCATGACGGACAGCATCCTGGACTCTGTCAAGGAAGCTCTCGGGGTGCCCGTAGCCGACACAAGCTACGACTCGGAGCTCATCATGTTCACCAACTCGGCACTCTCGACTCTCAGCCAGGTTGGCGTTGGTCCTGATAGCGGGTACGCGATCAAGAACCGGGAGAACGTCTGGGATGAGCTTCTCAGCCCAGACCTTCTCGGCCCCAATCCGCGGCTGAACAACGCTCAGACCTACGTATTTCTCAAGGTCAAGCTTGTCTTCGATCCGCCGACTACCTCCTTCTTGCTCGACGCATACAAGGAGCAGATCCGAGAGGCCGAATGGCGCCTCAACGAGACGCGTGAAGAGACCAAGTGGGTTAGCCCCTACCCGGTCCTTGCGCCAGAGCAAGAGCCACTGTTCTAGGAAGGAGGAATCATGGACTTCAACGCTATCGCTGATGCGGTCGACAATGAGCTTGCTCACTTCGGCATCAAGGGCATGAAGTGGGGCGTTCGTCGCCAAGACGGTCCGGATGGCACAGTTACTAGCCAGATGGCGCTTCTGCGGAACAAGAAGACCGGCGATTTCCACGAGATCAAGCCCAACGGAAAGCCCGGCAAGGTCCTGGCGAAGGCCAGCGACGTCGACAAGGATGGTGTAGTCAACCTGCGCCATCAGCCCGAGCACAAGTCTGCCGATCACGATCGAGCAGTGGCAGCCCTCACTAAGGCTGCCGAAAAGGGTCACCACGCTCTCTCCAACGAAGAGCTGAAGGTGATCACCAACCGAGTCAAGGCGGAGAAAGAATTCGCTCAGCTCACCACTGGACAAAAGACCAAGCTCCAGCAGCAGGTCGACGAGATGAAGCTCCAGAAGGAGTACAGGGCTCTCCTTGCTGAGCAGGCCATGGCCAATCGGTCTTCTGGCCGAAAGGTGGTGGACTCTCTGATGAAGGTTGCGGCTGAGCAGGCTTCCAACCAGGCCGGAGAGCTCGGCAAGAAGATGGTCGAAGACATGCTCGGGATCAACCAGCCGTCGAAGGGCGACAAGCTGCTCGCCGAGATGAAGAAGAAGAACGAGATCATGAAGGTCCACAAGGAAAACCGAACGCTCAAGAAGGATCTCTTCGATCTGGGCGAGCGTTCGACCACCGAGGCGTTCAAGGTCAACCCAGCAAAGGTGAAGATCGGAAGAGGGTGAAAACTTGAGTCTCTCCAACACAGCAGTTCCGTACTACTACGGCCTGTTCCGAGATGCGGTACTGCGTGGGGAGATTCCAGTAAACCGGGAGATCTCCATGGAGATGAACCGGATCGACCGTCTCATCGAAGATCCACGGTTCTACTACGACGATGGGGCGGTGAATGGGTTCATTCTCTACTGCGAGAATGAGCTCACACTTACCGATGGCACCGATCTGAATCTGCTGTTCACATTCAAGCTGTGGTCAGAGCAGATCTTCGGGTGGTATGAGTTCGTCGAGCGAAGTGTCTACGTTCCCGGCACTGACGGGCAGCAGGGGCAGTTCGTGAAGAAGGCAGTCAAGCAACGCTTGACTAAGAAGCAGTACCTGATTGTGGCTCGTGGTGCGGCGAAGTCAATGTACGCCTCTTGCATTCAGTCCTACTTCCTGAATGTGGATACGTCTACGACGCACCAGATCACAACTGCTCCTACAATGAAGCAGGCGGAGGAGGTAATGTCTCCGATCAGGACTGCTATCACCCGATCTCGTGGTCCAGTCTTCAAGTTCCTCACCGAGGGTTCCCTTCAGAACACCGTCGGTGCTAAGTTCCTTCGCCAGAAGCTCGCTTCAACCAAGAAGGGCATCGAGAACTTCCTGACTAACTCGTTGCTCGAGATCCGCCCGATGTCCATCAACAAGCTTCAGGGCTTGCGTCCCAAGATCTCAACAGTGGACGAGTGGCTCTCGGGGGACATTCGCGAAGACGTGGTCGGCGCGATTGAGCAGGGTGCTTCGAAGCTGGACGACTACCTGATCGTTGCCATCAGTTCTGAAGGTACTGTCCGAAACGGCAGTGGTGACACCATCAAGCTGGAGCTCCAAGACATCCTCAAGGGTGACTTCTACGCCCCCCATGTGTCGATCTGGCACTACAAGCTTGATGACATCAGCGAAGTGGCCGACCCCGCTATGTGGCTCAAGGCTCAGCCGAACCTTGATCTCACTGTTACCTATGATGTCTACCACCGAGACGTTGAGCGGGCCGAGAAGGCTCCTGCGTCGAAGAACGACATCATGGCAAAGCGCTTCGGTCTGCCGATGGAGGGCTTCAGCTACTTCTTCCCTTACGAAGAGACGCTGCCGCACCCCTTCCGCCGGTTCGATTCACTGCCTTGTGCAATGGGAGTCGACCTGTCGCAAGGCGACGACTTCTGTGCTTTCACGTTCCTGTTCCCTCGTCAAAATGGCACCTTTGGTGTCAAGGGACGCAGCTACATCACTGAACTAACGCTCGGAAAGCTTCCTGGCGCCAAGCGCCACAAGTACGAGCAGTTCAGGGAAGAAGGCAGCCTCCACATCATGAACGGACATGTCCTTGACATGATGGAGGTCTATGAGGATCTGGACGCCCACATCCTCTCGAAGGGCTATGACGTTCGCGCAGTTGGGTTTGACCCTTACAACGCGAAGGAGTTCATGTCTCGGTGGGAGCAGGAGAACGGTCCGTTCGGTATCGAGAAGGTAATCCAGGGAGCTAAGACTGAGTCTGTGCCCCTGGGTGAGATCAAGACCCTCAGCGAGGAGCGTGTTCTGTTCTTTGACGAGCAGATCATGACCTACACCATGGGTAACTGCATCACCGTTGAGGACACGAACGGTAACCGCAAGCTATTGAAGAAGCGAAGCGACGAGAAGATCGACAATGTCTCGGCTCTTCTTGACGCATACGTCGCATTCAAGGCCAACAAGGAGGCTTTCCTGTGATCATCGAAGAGGACGTCGCCCTTGAACACTTCGGTGTGAAGGGTATGCATTGGGGCGTGAGAAAGTCAACGTCCGGTGGAACAACCAAGAAGGCTGCTGCTTCACCCAAGAAGTCTGCAGCCAAGAAGCCAGGCATGACTGAGGCAGAGGCTCTGGCGCGCCACGCACAACGCGTCAAGCTCGGCAAGGAGATCACGATTGCAACGATCGTGGCTGCCGGTGGTGTTGCCGTTTCAGCTGTTGCTGGTCCTCCCGCTGGAGCAGCGGTTGCCGGCGTAGTCCGTGCGATCGTCGCGCATCACCAGAACACGCAGGCCGAGCTCGCACGAATCACCCGCGATGCAAATGAGATCATCAGAGATGGCAACGCCACCAACGCGCGTCTCGAGGGTCTGCATGCTCAGGTGCAAAAGCTGAGATGAACCACAAGCCGAGTAGAGAAAGGAGGGACTAGATGGGACGTCTAACACGCGGCCTGAAGCACATGTGGAACACCTTCTCTTCGGAGGAGACAATCTCACCTGCGGGCTACGGCACCATGGGCGCATCTTATGGTGGCAGCGTCACACCGCATCAGCCAAGGCTTCGCGTTTCGAACGAGCGCTCAATCACCTCCTCGATCTACTCGCGCATGGCCGTGGACATCGCGTTGGCTGATCTGAAGCACGTACGCCTCGATGATGACGGCATGTACAAGGAAGACATTGACAGCGGTCTGAATGACTGCCTCACTGTTGAGCCGAACATCGACCAGACACCAGACGCATTTTTGAGGGACTTCGTCCTCACGCTGTTTGGTGGCGGTCACGCTTGCGTCGTGCCGATCGACATGACACTCAACCCGGCTACTTCGACTAGCTGGGACGTTCTGTCCATGCGAGTCGGCGAGGTCACTGCTTGGCACCCTCGTCATGTGACGGTCTCGGTCTACGACGATCGCCCTGAAAAGGGCCTTCGAGTGGAGAAGACCTTCCCGAAGAATCAGGTCGCCATCGTTCAGAATCCGTTCTACACGGTGATGAACGAGCCGAACTCGATGCTTCAGCGACTCATGAACAAGCTGGCGCTGCTTGACAGTGCAGACGACCAGGTCGCATCTGGAAAGCTTGATGTCCTCATCCAGCTTCCCTACACGATCAAGTCCGAAGCACGTCGAGACATGGCGGAGAAGCGTCGTACCGACCTCGAGTTCCAGCTGAGCAAGAGCCAGCACGGAATCGGCTACGTCGACGCAACGGAGAAGATCACTCAGCTCAACCGGCCGGTGACAAACACCATGCAGGAGCGAGTCGAGTACCTTCAGAAGGTGGTCTACGACCAGCTTGGTATCACGGCTGAGATTCTCAACGGCACTGCTGATGAGAAGGCGATGCTGACCTACCACGCTCGAATCGTCAAGCCTGTCTTGGATGCACTCAAGCAGGAGATGATCCGAAAGTTCCTGACCAAGACTGCCAGGACGCAGAAGCAGTCGATCATGTACTTCAAGAACCCGTTCGAGCTCATGACTCTGTCTCAGCTCGCCGAGGTTGGCGATGTGCTTTCCCGTAACGAGATCATCGCTCCGAACGAGCTTCGTACGGGTATCGGCATGAAGCCTTCCAGCGATCCTGCTGCGAACAAGCTTCAGAACAGCAACATGCCGGCTGGGACTACTCCCGGTGGGTCTGATGTGGCTGTTGAGGGTTCACCAGACACTGGTGAGACCAATGCGGCGCTAGATGAGGTCAGTGCGGCTATTGATGCTGCTTTCGCCGATCTCGACCTCGAGGAGGGCCCTGATGAGCAAGTCAGCTGACGAAGTCATCCAGGGAGCTCTCGCCCACTCGTATGATCCTGCCAAAGCTCACGAATACTACCTGCGGGTACGCGAGCTAAAGGGTCATCAGGGCGGGAAGGTGATTCCGATCAAGGGGCACGGTGGCCACGCACCAAAGGCCGCTCCGCCCCACAAGAAGAAGGTGTCGCCTCAACTCCAGCACCAGGTCGATCAACTCACCGCTCGCCTCCACACTCTGCAGGCCCGTCTTCGTGAGCTTCTGGGCAACCAGAAGAAGGCAAAGAAAGACGACGGACACAAGTCTGCGGCAGAGAAGAGCAAGGATGCTCGTGAGTCGAAGCAGTATCGAGAGAAGCATAAGGCCGAGATTGCTTCAAAGAGCAAGCACGCGGCTAAAAAGTCTGGTGGAGGTGGCCACACCTCTGTCGGCAGTATGAATGAAACCGAAGTTCGTGCAGCAATCAAGCGAACTCGTTCGAATCTTCAAGCCGCTGTAGCGAAAGCTCGAGCTTCAGCGAACCGAGGCACGGCATGATCGTCGTGCACAATCACAAGAAAGGAGACTGTCAAAATGGCAGATGAAGTGCTTCCCGACTTCAGCGGCTGGGCCACAAAGGCAGGACTCGTGTGCGCCGACGGTCGTACCATCATGCCGGATGCGTTCGCGCATCAGGACGGCGACCCGGTTCCTCTGGTCTACCAGCACATCCACGACGACCCGTCGAACGTTCTGGGTCACGCGATCCTCGAGAACCGTCCCGAGGGTGTCTACTGCAAGGCGTACTTCAACAACACGCCGCAGGGCCAGAACGCCAAGGAGCTGGTGATCCACAAGGACATCACCCAGCTGTCCATCTACGCCAACAAGCTCGTGGAGAAGGCCAAGCAGGTCGTCCACGGAAAGATCCGCGAGGTCAGCCTTGTCCTCGCCGGCGCCAATCCTGGGGCTGTCATCGACGCCATCGCCATTCAGCACGGCGATGGTTCGGAGACGGAGATCGAGGACGCGGCGATCATCTTCACCGGACTCGAGGTTTCTCTCGAGCACGCCGACGCTGCAAAGGAGGGCGAGACCACCGTCGAGGACGTGTGGAACGAGTTCACGCCTGAGCAGCAGAACGTCGTTGAGTACATGGTCGGGGTTGCCGTTCAGGCCGCCACCGAGGCCGCTGCCGCGCAGCACAGCGACACCAACCCTGGGGACGACCCGGGCACCGAGACTGAGGGTGCCCCTGACCCCGACAGCAACACCACCGACGACAACGACGAGGACGAGACCGACCTCGACAACCCGGAAGGAACCGAGATGAGCAAGCTGCAGCACAACGTCTTCGAGGGTGACGACACCAAGACCGAGCGTCGCACCCTCTCCCACGCCGACGTGAAGGAGATCTTCGAGGGCGCCAAGCGTCTCGGCACCGTCAAGGAGGCCGTCGAGGACTTCGCCCTCAAGCACGGCATCGACGACATCGAGACGCTGTTCCCGGACGCCCAGGCGGTGACCAACACGCCGGACTTCCTGAAGCGCCGGACCGAGTGGGTCGCCACCGTCATGAACGGCACCCGCCACAGCCCCTTCTCGCGCATCAAGTCGCTCATGGCTGACCTGACGCTCGACGAGGCTCGGGCTCGTGGTTACGTCAAGGGCAACATGAAGCGCGAGGAGTTCTTCCGCGTCTCCAAGCGAGTCACCACCCCGCAGACCGTCTACAAGAAGCAGAAGCTCGACCGGGACGACATCCTGGACATCACGAGCTTCGACGTGGTGCTCTGGCTCAAGGGTGAGCTCCGGCTCATGCTCGAGGAGGAGATCGCGCGCGCCATCCTCATCGGTGACGGTCGTTCCGTCGGCGACGAGGACAAGATCATGGACGACAAGATCCGTCCGATCGCCGGCGAGCACGAGCTGTACGCCACCACGGTGTACGTCCCGATCGCCGACGACGCTCCCGACTGGGAGGAGGTCGTGGACGCGCTGGTCCTCCAGCGTCGCCACTACCGCGGTTCGGGCAACCCGACCTTCTTCACCACGGAGGAGGCGCTCGCCCGGATGCTCCTGATCAAGGACTCCCTTGGTCGTCGCATCTACCCGACCGCGCAGGACCTGGCCGCGGCCATCCGCGTCTCCAGCATCGTGGCCGTCGAGGTCATGGAGCAGGAGGACGACCTGGTCGGCATCATGGTCAACCTGCAGGACTACACCGTCGGTGCGGACCGCGGTGGGGACCTCACGATGTTCGATGACTTCGACATCGACTTCAACCAGTACAAGTACCTGCTGGAGACCCGCGTCTCCGGTGCGCTGACCAAGCTGAAGTCGGCTCTGGTCGTTCGTCGCGCCGCTGCCGGCACCACGCTGGGTGAGCCCACCAAGCCGTCGTTCGACGGTTCCAAGGTGACGATCCCGAACGACGCTGACACCGTCTACACCCGGACTGACACGGGCGCCACCCTCGCGGGCGGTTCCACGGTCACCCTGGCTGCCGGTGAGAGCGTGACCGTCGCTGCCGACCCGGCCAGCGGCTCGTTCTTCGCCACCGACTCCAACGAGTGGACCTTCTCGAACGACGAGTCCTGAGCTCGTACGTCTGACCTAGGAGGTTAGATGCGGTTCTTTGGCGAGATCGGCTTTGGCTTCCCCGAAAGTCTGGGTGGAGGTGTGTGGGAAGACCGCATTACCGAACACACATATTACGGGGAAGTCAGGCAGAACACTCAAACAATGTCGAACGCGGGAAGCATTCTCACCGAGAATGTATTCCAGACGACTATCAGTGTTGTTGCAGACGCCTTCGCGCTGGAGAACTTCACGGCTATCAAGTACATCAAGTGGGCGGGGTCTCTGTGGACGGTTCGTTCCGTTCAAACACAGAGGCCCCGCCTCGTCTTGATGTTGGGGGAGGTGTATCGTGGACCGACAGCTTCAGCTCCAAGCTCTTCTTGAGCAGGTGCTGGGGAGTGAACACGTTTACTTCCAGCCTCCAGAGAATTACGCGATGCAGTACCCCTGCATCGTGTATGGCCGTGATGGCGCATGGCGTGTATCTGCTGATAACGCCGGTTACCGTCGTGTTCAGAAGTACCAGGTAACTCTTATCGACCGCAAGCCCAACAATCCTGCGGTCGAAACTCTAGGCCTTCTGCCCTTGTGCACCGACGATCGGAGCTTCAAGGCAGATGGCCTCAACCATGACGTATTCGAGCTTTACTACTGAAAGGAACACGCATGTCCCGAATCACTTGGGATGGCACCGGGAACCGGGAGTACGAGACCGGTGTCGACCACGGTGTCCTCTACATCCCGCAGGGTGGCACCTACCGCAGCGGTGTCCCGTGGAACGGTCTCACGACCGTCACCGAGACGCCTTCCGGCGCTGAGTCCAACCCGGTCTACGCCGACAACATCAAGTACCTGAACCTCCTCTCCGTCGAGGAGTTCGGTGGCACCATCGAGGCCATCACCTACCCGAACGAGTTCGCTCAGTTCGACGGTGGTGTCGTCCTCAGCGGTGGCGTGCGCATCGGGCAGCAGAACCGTCCGCCGTTCGGCCTCTGCTACCGGACCAAGGTCGGCAACGACGTCGAGGGCGACGACTTCGGCTACAAGCTGCACCTCGTCTACGGCGCTCAGGCGTCCCCGTCGGAGCGTGCCTACGCTTCCGTCAACGACTCCCCCGAGGCGATGCCGTTCTCGTGGGAGTTCAGCACCACTCCCGTGGCTGTCACCGGCCACAAGCCCACCTCGCTGGTCACCATCGACAGCACCAAGGTGACGGCGGCGGACCTCGAGGCCCTCGAGACGATCCTCTACGGTTCGTCTGGCGTGGAGCCCCGGCTTCCGCTTCCTGACGAGGTCGTCGCGCTGTTCGCCGGCACTGCTCAGTCGGCGACGCCGTCTGTGCCGACCTTCTCGGGCAACGTCGTCACCATCCCGAACGACACGGACTCCGTCTACCGGATCGACGGCGAGCTCGTCTCGGGCGACGTCTCCGTCACGCCGGGCGACACCGTGCTGGTCGTGGCCGAGCCGGCTCCGGGGCACTACTTCCCGGACGGTGTGGACAACGACTGGTCGTTCACGGGCGTCTGATCTCAACAAGCTGCCGGCTACGCCGCTTGAACCGTACCCCCCATCCGGTCAAGCGGCGTAGTCGGCTCCCCGAAAGGAAGCTCAGAGAGTGCTCAAACTCGTTGTGCAAGACATTCCGCTCGAGTTCGAGCACTCTCTGGTCTCCTTGTCAAAATGGGAGGCAATCCACGAGAGGCCGTTCTTTGCGTGGGATGACAAGGATTCCAAGACACACGATCAGATGATCAGCTACTTCGAGCAGATGCTTGTTTCCCCGGCTGGTCGCACCGAACTGATCGAAGAACTGTCCCCCAAGGACCACAACACCCTTGTTGACTACATCAACAAGAGCAACACGGCAACGATCGTTCATGAAGTAGCCAGCAAGCCTGGCCGCCGAGAGAACGTGACATCGGAGCTCATCTACTACTGGATGATCAGCTTCAACGTCCCGTTCGAGGCGCAGCACTGGCACTTGAACCGCCTCATGACTCTGATCCGAGTCTGCGGCGTCAAGAACAGCAAGCCGCAGAAGCGTTCCTCTGGCTCTGTCGCGCAGCAGTACCGTGAGGCAAATGAGGCACGTAAGAAGAAGCTAGGGACCAGCGGATGAGAGGAGTAGCTAATGCGGATTCAATGGGGAAAGCCTGAAGACAAGATCGTTCAGGGAGGCTTGGATCGAGGCGTTCTCTACCCCTCAACCGGCCCTGCTGTTCCTTGGAACGGCCTCACCAACGTGAGCGAAAGCGGCTCACAGGAGACCTCGACGTACTACGTCGACGGTCGCAAGTTCCTTACCACCGTCACCCCGCGGGAGTACACTGCCCAGATCTCGGCGGTGACCTTCCCCGATGAGTTCGCTGAGCTCTGTGGGATTGTCGAGGCGGCTGACGGCCTGTTCCTCGACTCGCAGGTGCCTGATCGATTCGGTCTCAGCTACCGGACGATGTACGGCGACGGTGAGCACTACAAGGTCCACCTGGTCTACGGCGTCACGGCTGCTATGTCGGACGTTGAGTACCAGACGATCACCGGCGACAGCAACGACCCAACGCCGTTCCAGTTCGACATCTCGGCCATTCCTCAGGCGATCACTGGCTACCGTCCTACGGCGCACGTGATCATCGACTCGCGGAACGTCGAGCCGGCCGTCATGGCCAACATCGAGAACCTGATCTATGGGACTTACGGAGAAGAGGCCCATCTGCCGACCATTCAGTCTCTCTACGAGCTGATGAACTTCGGCGAGATCGTGGTTATTCGAGACAACGGTGACGGCACCTGGGAAGCCGAGGGCTCCTACAAGTACCTCGTCCTGGACGAGATCACAGGCGAGTTCTCGATCGACAACGTGAACGTGCGTGACCACGGCGACGGTACCTACGAGGTCGCCTCCACGAACGAACCCATCGTTTAGAAAGGAGTGGAATGATCAAGCTATCGGCCTCCGGTTCGACGGCCAACATGGACAAGTTCTTAGCTCAGGCCGCACGGCCTGGCAATATTGAGAGCCAAATCCGAAGCCTGGCCGAAGCCGGTGTTCGTGCGCTTGCTCAAGCTACTCCCGCTGCAAGTGGTGCAACCGCTGCTTCATGGAGCTACGAGATCGTCCAGAAGAACGGCAAGACCGAAATCTTCTGGACGAACTCGCACCAAAACGAGGGGCAGATCATTGCCGTTCTCATTCAGTACGGTCACGGAACGCGTACTGGTGGCTACGTCCAAGGCAGGGACTACATCAACCCCGCCATCCGACCTATATTTGACCAGATTGCTGACAAGGCGTGGAAGGCGGTGACTTCAGCATGAGTAGTGTAGACGAGCGTATCGTCAGCATGAAGATCGACAACAAGC